CAAGTGCTTGTTTAAATTTCATTCCCATGTTCTTTTCCTCTCTTTCATTTTATGTAAGAGGGCAGCTATTTGCCCTCTGAATTATTTCTTTGCATTACCTTTATAAAATCTCTTCCAAAGTTCCGCTACTTTTTCCCATCCGTACATAGCCACAAATGCCACCAAGAATCCTGCCATAATAGCAGCAATGATCATATACCACAAAATCGCTTGCTGTATGTACTGCATGTAAGCAATAAACGCCACTACCGTAATTCCGATAGACAGTACAAATACTAAGATGTCTGTAGGAATTTTCTTAAGCCCTGAGACTCCTTTAAAGACCTGTGTAATAATAGATACTGCAAATGCCAATACCCCAATAATTCCGATAATCAATGTCGTGTTCATAACTAATTGTTCCATAATTGTTATCCTACCTTTCCCTCTAAATCTTCAATTCTATGATTTGCTACTTTAATTTTTTCTTCCAATAAAAAAGTCCTTTCCACAACCGAATTATGCTTTTCGACTTTTTTCGTAAGCTCATCGAGCTTGTACTGCATCAATGTTCTTGTTTTCTCCTGTTGTGCACGGTTGCTTATTATACAGACCAAAAGTGTCACGCATGCTGATATGCATGCTGAAATAATCGTCTCCATGTCTCTACTCCTTTTTTCTAAAGATTTGTAAAATAAAAAGACCATTACGGTCCTGCTCTGATCTCCATATTGGGCATCCCCTTCTTTCTAATCATTGTAAATAGCGTACAAATTCCCATCTCGAATTTCGAAAGTAGGCGTTTCTCCTTTATCCCCTTTTGGACCTTGTAATCCGGTATCTCCTTTTGGTCCTTGAACTCCTTGTGGTCCCTGCGGACCTGATGGTCCGGTCATGCCTTTCGCACCGGAGAGATCTGTAATATATGTATAAGAGGTGCTTCCCTTTACATATAATTTTGCATTATCTTCATCCTCCACATTTCCGGTATCAATCAATACAAACTGTCCTTCCTTTATGCCATCAGTTGCAAATCCATCATTCATAGTTTTGATAGAAGCAAATGTCTTTGAAATAGCAAACGGATCCCCCTTATCTCCTTTTGGTCCTTGTAATCCGGTATCTCCTTTTGGTCCTTGTAATCCGGTATCTCCTTTTGGTCCCTGAACTCCTTGGATTCCTTGCGGACCTTTAGGACCTGTAGGACCAGTTTCTCCCTGCTTTCCCTGCGGACCTGCTGGTCCAACAATACTCCCTAAATCAACTTCTCTCGCCATTCTCTTACCTCCTAATTTTTATATTTAACAATTAAGTGCCCATTTCTAATTTCAAATTCCGGTGTTTCTCCATCTGCCCCTTTTATATCACTCAATAAAACTAAATCTTTCCAATGATTGCTATCTGTATACCGCCACTGAATTGCTAAGCCGTTATTTCTTAATTCAATCTCTCTCCCCAAAACCCCAGCAGGCGGAATTCGAATCTTTCTTCCAATTGGATTATCTTCTGAAAATAATTGCAAAATATCATTTTCTAATTTCATATCATCTGCTTTACCATTTATTTTCAAAAGTATCTGTTCCCACATATTCAATTCTGGTGGAATTTCTGTTTCTCCGCCATAAATAGTTTCACTATTTCGGATACTTACAGTTGAAGATGTGATTCTGTAATTTTCTTTTACACCGTGTACTGCAATTTCAACAAATCCCGGTTCCTCAAGTACACTATTGGGAATCAGGCAAGTATCATCTTTCAGCATTACACTATTGCTTTTTTTTGCAATTTTATTTTCAAAAACAGCAGTCTTGATTGTTCCATCCCAATCAGAAGTCCGAAAATCAAAACTGCATTGTATATAATTCATTGATAACTGAACAATACACTCTTCTGTTTCTTTCTCTAAAACTTGACCTGTTACAAATAATTTGATTTTCTTCATACCTCTTCCCTTCTGATTCATTTTTCAGAATTAAATATTAAAGGATTTGTAATTGCTCTTATTCCTTATTTAGTTGTGCTTCTACGTTCTCTTTCCATCTTGTTGGTACATCCTCAATCGTGATCGTTCCATCTTTTATTTTCATAATGTAAAACAACACCATTATGCTTCACCTCCTATCATCCCTGCCATCTCCATAATTGCTCCATCCTGTACGCTTTGTCCTTTCTCAAGGGCATCTAGTCTCTTTTCTTCCTCTGTTTTTTCACGGATTGCGAATGTTGCCTCCACTTTTTCATTCACAACATTAACCTGAAATAATGGATATTCTAATCGCATATCGGTGTAAGAACCGGTTACCTCATCTTCATGCTTAAATTCAACAGTATCCAGGTTTCCTGCCTTCATAAGAGCAGATGCAATCTGGTCTAAATCTTTAAATTGCTCTACGACAGCCGTAATAGCATTAAGGCTTGCTCCTTCTTTAATTGTAATCTCTGTTTTGTCTTTTAAAATAATCTTTTCCATACTGTTTTAGTCTCCTTTTCCTTTTATTTCTACTTCCACTTACCTGCTACGTATGCATCAATGTATGTAGTCTTTTGCTTATCTGATCCAAGTTGAACAATATAGCCATCGATAGCCTGTTTACTCACACTTACGGATGGGCGCGCCGCCCAAACTATACCGTTATTCATCGCACTTGTTTGGATATTCAACACTTCTGTTGCTGTTATTCCAAATGCTAAATTCGTATATCTTGCGTGATATAATCCTGTTGTTCCAATCTGAATGAATGAAAAGTCTTGATTATTAATAGCTACCTTCCCAAATGATTCAAAAAAACCATTTTCATATTTCTTTATGTATCCATTTGTAAATTTAAGCATTTCAAAATTTGTTTTGCTCTTTAGCTCACTAATTTTCCCATCCAACGCCTTCCCCTGCCTTGCATCTAGTGCACACCCAGCAACTGTAGTCACAAGATTATTCACCACATCCGCCTTATTTAATTTTGCTTCATCAAGTGCCTTTCCTTGCCTTGCATCAAGGACTTTGCCTGCCAATGTCGCTGTAAGAGCGTTTACTATTTCCGGCTTATTAGACAAATCTGTATAACTTCCAGTAAATGCAACTGTCTTTAAGTCTGTAAAAAATTTCTTAATTTTCCCAAATAATGTCGCACAACTCTCTCCGGTCTTAATATTTTCTCTCTTTGTTGCCTCGGTAAAATCAATCGTGGAACCTGCATTAACAACTCCTTGCGGACCTTGTGGACCTTTCGGACCGGTTGCCCCTTGCGGACCTTTCAGATTCCCTGTATATACCCATTTTGCAACACTCGCAGCTCCTCCTGTTGTACATCTATATGTATTTCCTGTACTCGTGTTCAAATAATTGTCATTTACTAATGCATCCGTTATACCTGAACCCGAAAATACCGTTTCTGTAGTCGAAGTCCCTGTAATGGTTGTTCCCTGTGTCCAACGGCTTCCTCGCGAACCAGTTGCTCCTTTAGGACCTGTAGGACCAGTTGCTCCTTGTGGTCCCTGCTTTCCCTGTGGTCCGGTTGCTCCTGTGTCTCCCTTCGGACCTTTTACATTTCCAATTAAAACTTTTGGCACGTTTTATCCCTCCTTATTCTAAGCAGAAGTAACATAATACATATTTCCATCTCCGTCTATCCCAAACTCCGGTGCATCTGTCCCTTCTTGATAATAAACATACAAATCTCCATTTTGTTCACAGGCAAGAGAAATAAAACCACTTACAGGAGTTGTCACACCACTCTCACCCTTGTCTCCCTTATCTCCCTTATCTCCCTTCTCCCCTTGGATTCCTTGTGGTCCTTGTGGTCCTGTCTTTCCAGTTGCTCCTTGTGGTCCTTCCGGTCCTACTGGTCCGGTATCGCCTTTCGCTCCAGTATCTCCTTTTTCTCCCTTTGCTCCGTCTGTGCCCGGTATTCCCTGTGGTCCTTGTGGTCCATTAAAATCTCCATTTTCTAATTTTCCCTCAATGTAAGCGGTAATCTTTTTTGCTGCCTCTGTAGCAGCCCTTATCTCTTCCGTAAATTCTTTTTCGATTTCATCTGTTATATCTTCTATGTTTTCCTGCATATCTTCGAATGTTGCCATGCGCTTCGTATCTCCTGCATGGAAGCATATATATACAGATTTTCCATCTTTACAAAATGGATCATCCTGAAGAACGATAGCATATTCCCCAGGAAGAAGTTTTGTTTTATCTAATTTCTCATAAGGACCTCTCCTGTTTTGTATTGCCATTCTTTCTTTCCTCCGTTATCCTGGTATCCATCTGACAAACGATACTCCCTTGCTTTGTTCCGGATATCGTAAGACATATGTCCAAGGAAAATTGTAGTACCCATGTACCCATATTTCTTTTCCTGTCTGATCTCCGCTTGCACCACCTGTAATTCCGCCAAATTCATTTTGGCTTGCTTCGACAAGTTGTCCATTTCCAATATGCATTGCTGTATGATTTCCTGGCTTCAGCAAAATGTCTCCTCGCTGCATTCCGCTTCCATTTGAACGATTCACCTGACTTGTCACGTCTATGAATCCTGCTTTTGTAAATACACTGTACATAGATCCTGTTGCCGGTGTATATCCCGGTCTAGTATTTAATCCCGCATTATGATATGCCCACGACAACAAAGAAGAGCAGTCGTAGTTAGGTCCATCTCGACTGCCCTGATCATATCCGTGACTATTGTCATTTGCAATTCCAATAGCCCAATTTACTGCTGTTTCTATTACTGACATTCATCTCTCCCTCTCTAAAAAGTACTGCCTGATGCTGTTCTCCCTCCAACAAGGATTCCACTTTTGAACTGCAGATAACTTCCATCACTGAATTCTGCTGTTCCTGTTTTTCCCCCGCTGATAGAAATATTATCAGCACTTAACGACAAAAATTCTCCGCCACCGATTGAACAAGAACCTTTGCCATCGCCATTAACCAACATAATATTCCCATTCTCCGAAAGAGTTAATCTAGGTTGGTTACTGCCTCCTAACACATCTATCGTAATTCCACCATTGATGTACGAAATTGCACCCGTTACTTTTCCCGCTTTGTTTTTGATATATATATAACCGTTTTCTACAATAACAGAGCTTCCATCCGATGTGTTTTTACTCTCAAATCTTCCGCTTGCACTAAACCCTTTACTATCCCATCTGCCAATTTCATTTCCCGACGCATCCTGAATGGTCATCTTCCCATTCTGATTATTATATCCGCCGAGAGTAAGTGTTCCAGCATGGATCCAATCACAATTAATCCCAATTGCAGAAAGCACATTTACAACTGCATTTCCAGAAGAATCCATTCCGGCATTCCAAGTTTTTCCACCATCCGTAGACACGGCAAATGCATTAGCTGTCATTTTCCATATAGTCATAGATTCCTCTAATGTTGGCTTGTCATGCATGTAATAAATGATCGAACCGTCCTCTAATTCCTCTGCGGTTTTGTAAACACCAAAAGACTGCGTGATAAGATTTGTAAGCGCCTGCACCGCCAAATCATACTCTGAGATTTGAGCCTGTGCATTCTTACGAGCTTCTATAATCGCCTGTGTCATTTCTGAATACTGTTTCGCGCTATTTTTAGACGGTGTTTCTGCATCGCAAGACACACTCATAAAACCGCCCAAATTAAAAGTGAGATTCGTAATAAAACAATGGTATGTATTCTGTTTACGATCAGTCACATATGCTAAGTCTCCCGCCTCAATCGTTGGGTCTGAGAGTGCCTGCGTAGACATTGGACGGAATCTTAATCCTATCAGTTTACTTCCCAAATACGATGCAATCTTTTCAGCATCGCCCTTTTGGATAAATTTGTTCCCAGAAATTGAAAGTACATAACCTTCTGTCCCATTTAGAACCGTATTCTTTTTTTCTTTTTCTGTTTCCGCAAATTCTTCTGTTACGCTTACTCCGGTTATTACTACATCATCCGTACACACATTAAATCCATTCAACGAGTATAAATGATGATAATAATCCAAATCATCAAATGTACCGCCGTCTACATCGGCACCACTTGAATAGTCATCAAAGTTCCCACCATCCGCTCGATCTCCTGACGCATACTGTGGGGTTCCATCATCAAATATACCGCCGTCAAGATTATCATTCTTTTCAAAAATCGTTTGTTCAAACCATCTAATTTCCAACCTTCCATAAGTATCACATCTTGCAAATCCACAAGATAGTTGTGCAGCATAAGCAAGTACCTGTCTGCAGGTCAACGCCTCATCTTCCGGTCGTTCCCTTATCTCAAGGTTATAATTGCTAAATGCTGGCGTATTCAATTGAATTCCACAGTGATTGCAAATATCTCTTACAATTTCTCCAAGTGTTGCCGGATATGATGTCTTCACTTCCTTGTAATCCACATCAAACTTCGACATATAATCAAGACATTCCAGCGTAATTGTTGTCCCATTATAGCTAGGGTCATCAACAATTAAAACGCCTTTTCTTATTTTCTCGATTTTCCCACTATCTAATTTCAATCCAAGATGCACGGTGATAACAGCGCCGTCAAAATCATACTCCGAAAACTTATCATAAATATTGTTCAGCGTTACTGTCAGTTTATTTATGATGCAACTTCCAACCGTGAATTGATTGCTCGCTGTCACTCCATCAGAAATTTTCAGTCCGTTTTCCCATAAGTCAGAGTTATCTAATGTTTCTATCTTCGTTCCATCTTTCAGCGTAATATCAAGATATGTAAGAAAATTTCTTTTATCTGATTCCATTTTTTGTTTGAATTCATTTGAAACATTAATCATTGCACTACCTCTCTATCAAATCAAAAGATACACTTTCATATCTTTTGTTTCCTATCGTCCATATTTTCACAGGGGCTGACCTGTCTCCCACATAGAAAGTTCTCGTTTCATTTGCCCCACTCATTGCATCCGGATAAGTAACTTTTATATACTCCGGATTGAATGCTTTCAAAACTTTTGATGTTTCTTCTTGTGTTAGTCCTTTCCATGAAAGAGAAATCTTTCTTTTCTGTCCAACTCTGTTTTTGTGCATAACCGTATCCTGCGTTCGTCCTGCTGCACTATCAGATATATCTTGCAACCCCCAACTAAAAGAGGATGGCGATTTTACCGCCACCCCATCTACTGAAATCATCGACATTTTATCACCTCTTGCTATACAGGTATCACTACACTGTATCTTCTATCTGTCTTTTCTTTGCCCTTTTTTACCGTTTGATACAATGTTTCAGAATCACAAACAATTGTCACCTCTACTGTAGGCGAACTCGAAGTATCTCCTCCGAATGCCATAACAACATCTGTGAAAGCCCCAGCAACAGCACTTTGAACACCTGCTGCAATACCAGATACAATTTGATTGTTATTCGCTACAACATTTCGATTTCCCATACGTCCTACAAGCTCCGGTCCACTTTCTCTCGCAACAAACATTTCTCCTGTGCTTGGAAATCCTCCTTTTTCATACCATTCGACTCCAATTTTAGGGATCGGGGTAGATATACCTGCAATTTCCACATTTCCAGTCTTCTTAAAATGTGGCGTTGGAATATCAATCGATAAGAATCCATCTATGAATGACTTAATTGTATCTTTCCCTATATCCCATAGACTTCCAATTGCATCTTTAATTTTCTGCGGCAGTTCTGCGCACCATTTGAAAACATCTACAATCTTATCTTCCAATCCCTGTAATAAGCCTTGTACAATATAATTTCCTTGTTCTTGCATCACTTTCGACGGAGAATGTATTCCAAATGCTTTTTTAAACCCGTTTACGAATGGATCAAAAATATTTTCTTTAATCCATGTCCCAATTGATGCCATTGCATCCCAAATTCCTTTTAGAAGCCCCTCTATCGTAAATTGCCCATCTTCATACGCCGTTTCTTTCCACCAATCAACAACAGATGTCCAAGCATCTTCAATTAATCCGTACAAGAACGCCGCAAGACCTCCAAGCGCTGCTCCAATTCCTTCGAATACTCTCTGTGTAATTCCCGACCAATCAATCGTTCCTATGAAGTCTGCGATTTTCCTTCCAAGTTCTGCCCAATCTGTATTTTCAAAAAATTCTATAATTGCATCAAGAATCCCTTTTATTCCATCAGATAATCCTTCTGCAGCCTTTGTCCATTCGATTTCTCTTATACTTCCATTTAAAAAATCCGAAATCGCTCTTCCAAATTTTTTCCATTCAAAAGTCGTCACAAATTCATATGCAAAATCAATTACGGTATTGATTCCGTTTGCAAATGTACTTCCTACCAACTCCCAATCAGTAGTCGAGATGAATCCATTCAGGAACGTTGCAATGCTTTTTGCTATTTTTGATGCAGTTTCTCGTATTTTTCCCCAAGGAATACTGTTTAATGCAGCATTTAGTTTTTCTCCTACAATAGACCCGATTTCTGTAAAATCTGCCGTTTTCCACGCTTCTTTGATTCGTTCTGCAATACTTTTAAATTTGCTATCAACTTCTACCGTTTCAAACATTTCTCCTGGAGAAATACCACCATCAAGTTTCCCTGAATTTTCTTTCGAATTATCATCCAGCTTATTCAGCTGATCGAATCCAAGCACCGATCTCTTTGCTTCTTCTCCTGCCTTTTTCGCTGTCTGTGCCGTATCTTTTAATGACTCTGCGTAATTTTGCTGAACCTTTTTTGCCTTTACAAATGTTCCTTTTCCCGTCAATGCAGCCATCAATTGGCCAACTGCATTTGCTACAGAGATAATCTTTTGTATAAATGTGTTTAATATCGGAGCTACGACATCTAGTATTGGTGCAAATGCTGCTGCCAAACTATTTTTCAATTGTGTCAAACTAGACATCAGCATCGAAATACTATTGTTTGTACTGTCGCTATATTGCGCAAGGTTTTTAAACCCTTCCTTCATTCCATTTAAAGCGCCATATATAACAAAGCTTGCAAACATGTACTTCGCAGTCATTCCCAATGTTCTTAATGCGCCGCCTAATCCTCTTGACGCATTCGACATTCCATCCATTGATTTTTTGCTTTTCCCAAGAATCGGAATTCCTGTTTTAAACTTTTGAATCAACTCACCAAATGCACCGGATGTCTTTCGTATTACCGGCGTAATCTTTTTGAATGTAGAAAATAGTCCCCCGAATGACTTTAATGCCATTCTTGCCGTTTTACTAACAACCGGTATATTTCCAAAAGCATTTCCTATACTTTCTTTCATTCGTTTTGCCGTTGCAACTGCAGACCCGCCGACATTCCCAATTGCACTTCCTGTATTGTAACGCACGTCTTTACCAAGTCCCTGCATTCTCAATCTATTAGCACTATAGCTTTCCTGTGCTTTTTTCGCCTTTTCGATTTCCTGCGTCAGCTTCTTATATTCTTCACTGCTTTTCTTAATGCCTGTCGCATCCATATCTCTTTGCTTTTCCTGCAGTCTTTTCAGCACTCGTTCTGTTCTTTCTATGTCTTCTGCATTTTGCTTGTATTCATCTGTCTCTACCTTGATTCCTGCTGCTATTTGCGCCTGTTTTACATAACTTTTTACACCATCAGAAATTCTCCCAAAAAAAGTTAGACTTTTCATATCTTTTGCCATGCTTTTAAGCATATTTTTCATGTTCTGAAATTCCTTCATTCCAGAATCACTAGCTGAATTCGAAGTTGCTTTTTTCACTTGGTTCATTTCCTTTTTTACTGCGTCAGCCAACGATTTTGCTTCCGTCTTTGCCTTCTTGCTTTCATCCGCAAAAGGCTTCGAGTCTCCTTCTATTACAACACGCATTTTTTCTAATTCAATACTCATTTCTCACCTCCTCACCGCACGAATAGGTGTAACTATTCTTCATATCCCATTCTTTTATTGTATTCCATTGCATATTGTGCTCTTCTTTTCTTATACTCTTCGAATCGTTTTTCCTCGTTTCTGTTTTTATATTCTTCCTTTTCTTTTTCAAACAGCTCCGGGAAAGCGTCCCACTCTCTTACGACCTCTTTCTGTTTATCATCAATGAGTGTAATCATTCTGTCTATTATTAAATCTGCAAGAAGAAATTGCATAGATATCTTTTCCTTGATTTTCTCTTTCTTTTTGCGATTATAAGCATATATCATGTCGTTGACTTCCTTGATTGAACTTCCCCAGAAAGTTTCTGCCGGAACATCGCACTCCAATGCATTGTAATACATTTCCGTTATATATTCAGATGTTAGATTTCTTCTGCATCCTCCATCTTTTCCTGAATCTCTTCCATCTGATTTTGCGTAAAAAAACCAGATACAGACAATATCGGCATTATAACGCTCGATAATAGTTTGATCTGGCTTCCACCATTTTCTACATATTCATCATATAGATTTTGAACCTTTTTAAAATCTATCTTGTGATGATACTTTTGCGCAGCCGCTTGGATTATCGTTAACATAATCGCCAGCGGCGGAATATCATCAGATGTGATCACTTGCAATAAATTCCTTCTGTATTTGTCTTCTAATTTACAGATCGCGCTTGTTGTTAATTTTAAGTGCAGTTCCTTACCTTCCGCAATCTCCCAAATTGAGTATGGCTTTCTTACTTCTTTTTTCTCTTCGATGTCTTCTGTCTTCTCTTCTTCACTCTCTTTTACTTCATCAAATCCCGATAAACTTTCCATGCTTCATTTCTCCTTTTTATTTTTTTGTTTCTCTTGATATCTCTGGATCTGTAATCTTTAACCCGGATTGCAGAGACATTGATACATTCAAATCAATCACTCCATTTACTCCTCCACCCGTTCTTTTTAACGCTACCTGAGCATCAAATTCAGTTATAGTTCCATCTTTAAGTGTTTCCTTGAAACTTAAAATCTCTTTGTTTTTTTCAGCATCTCTTAACAGCCGATATGGAGATTCTGCATCTGTATTATAATACTTAAACACATACGTCATATCTCCTGCATCCCCGACTCCGTTTTCGTATTGTTTTACTTCATCTTCTAGGGTTGTATTCTCAATCTTTTCTGGTTCTACTCCCATTTCTGGAATTTCCTTTAATCCCTTGAGCTTTTTAAAGCTTTCTTCATCTTTCTTTTTAAACTCCAACTTTGCTCCATTTGCTAACATTCTTCATCATCCTCCTTTTTAACGTCCCCCGTTCCAATACACCATCTCTGTATCAGTATCAATAATTCCTTCATATCGCATTTGTTTATGCCTCATTCCTGAAGGCTCTGAAACATCAGAACATCCTGTTCTCACAAGACCCAATTCTGAAATCTTTTCATTAACCTTCAATGCAATTTCCGAAATACTCTTGTTGTCCCAAATATCAATTCGAAAACGGACATAACTTTTTTCTTCTCGGTCTGTCTTCTCATATACAGAATTATCCTCCTCTACATACTGGATCGCCGGCAAACTCATCCAATTGCTTGGATACACATCTGTTACATTGTCATTTACTTCTAACAGTTTAGAATAAACCTTATCTTTTATATTAATCATAACGTATCTCTCACACCTTTCATTACCCCTGTTCGGATTAGATTTTCAATCTTGTCCTTATTGTTTGCAAGTGCTGGATATAAAAATGGTTGTGCTGGTTGTCCTGTGCACTGATAAAACTTCCCATCTTTTGTATCAACAGAAAACCACTGATATTTTTCCGCCAATTCTTTGTCAATTTGGCTTTCATGTATCCACCACGGACTCATCGTATAAAATGGAGTTATATTCGGAGATATTCCTGTGTGATTTCCAGCCCCTTTAGGACCTGTCCCAAGTTCCACATATGGAGCATACTTTTCATTTATGTAAACAGTACCTCTTACAATGCCATCATTTTCCTCTGTCTTCGTGAAAATCCTATTTTGTAAGTTTCCCGTCTCCGTTGGTGCTAATGCTTTTGCATTTCCTTGAACCATTTTTCCTGCGTTTACAATACCTCTTACAAGATTCTCTCTTACCGATTTTGCAGAATCATCCAATTGCCTGCACAATTTATCCGTACCACTGATGGTCAAAGTTTTTCTACCTCCATATAAAGCGGGCGATATGGCTTTATGGAAATAATCTTATAATCTGGTTCATTATCTTTCCCTGAATATAAACAAATTCCATCACCTTCGCATAACGAAAATTCGCGAAATTTATAGATTGTCTTTCCATTTTTATATAAGATTTTGTATTCTCCATCAATTTTACAATTTTGGATATAATTCAGTCTGTTTCCATATTGTTCTGTTTGTAATTTCCCTGAAGCCGGCCATACTTCGACCATCATTTTTTTGGCATCATTGTAGGTAACTACAGGACTTCCTTCTCCGTCTTTCTCAACAACTTTATTTTTTAGATAAATCTGTTGCATCCTGCTTCTTCTCATGCGCATTTCCACCACACCTCGCTAATCTATATCGCTTCAAGATATCATAGATATGTTTTGGGGCAGAATCAAAGCTATAGCTTTCTCCCGCTTCACTTCTTCCCGTTTCTCCTTCTGTCCCCATTCGATTATATGCCATCAAAGCCAAATCTCTTTTTGGCTTTTCAAGAAATGGTATCATATTCGTTCTGTTTGTATATGCCAAAACAAATTCTTCTGCATCTTCCAGAAGAGTTATCAGCAAATCTGTATCACTCTCTCCTGTTAATGTCATCAACCTTACAATGTTTTTTTCACTTTGCATTAAGCATCACCTTCTAAAATCTTTAGCAATTCCTCTTTCTTCAACGCTTCACATCCATGAATCCCCTTTACTTTTGCAATTACACGCAGATCTTCCACCTTCATCTTTGCAAAATCCTTTTCCTCTTTTGTATCGTCACTTAAATTATCATTTTCCTCTTCGATTTGAATGATTTTTTTGATTTTCCCTTCATCTTCATTCACGATGTAAGCCTCCGGCTCTTTCTTTGCCAATTTAATCACATCTTCATTTAGACATTCCGTCAATACTTTATTCTCTTTGTGATAAATAAACGCCATTCTCTTTTCTCCTCTTCTTATTTCGAATTTGCCGTCAATACTGCAATACATTTACTTTGGAATACTTTTGCCCCATATACATGCAGTCCCTTTACTGCATCAGAAAATCTCTTTTCCGGTCTATATGCTTCTGTTTCCAAAATTTGTTCCGCGTATGATCCAGCTTCATTCGTCCCACCAATGATCTTATATTTTGCCTTTTCTACATTCGGCACATTGTTGGATACATAAATTGTAAACCCTGCTGCCTGTCCAACTTCTCCGCCTTCCAAAATGGCTTTATTGTAATCTGTTCCATTTCCGACAAATCGTTTGTCTTTCAGTAAAAGACCGTGGAACCAAGCAGGAATTACCGCCCATCTTCCAACTGTTGTTACGTTTGCTTCTGTGAGCTTTGTTCCTAAGTCAACTAAATAATCATACGCATTATCCACCGTTATAACGATTGGAGATTCATCTGTTCCGATTTGATTATCTCCATGCACATTTACCGCGAGAAGATTTGCCGCAAATTGATCTACTACATCGTTCATCGCATATGCTGCGCGTTGCATAGCTGTATCCATGAGTTTTGGGTTTGTCTGCGCATTGTCTACATCATCGACTGCTATATTAAAATATTTCGCCTGATCAATCGTAAGCATCTGCTGTTCTCCGTTCAGATCTTCAGGTGGATCAATATCTTGTCCTTTTTTGTAATCTTTTACTGTTACATCTCCAATTTGATTTACTTTTACCGTATCTCCGTAATTTTTAATTTCACCTTCGTAATCTCTGTTTAATAAATTCAAATAAACATGTCTCTTGTCTAAATGTGCTAAAAGTCGTGCACTCCATATTGTTGGGATAAAATTTTTTACTGACATATTGAATTACCTCTCTTTCTTATTTCCACTCTTTCATTGATTTGTTAATAGATTCCCAATTCTTATTGATTTCTTCTGTAGTCATCTCAGAAACCTGTTCTTTTGTGAATGATGCACTTCCAGGTGCTTTTTTTAGTGGTTTCCCGCCCTTTAATCGTTCCTCCACTGCTGCTTCCACTGCGCTTTGAAACGCCTTTTCTACAACTTCAATCGACTTACTACACGCATCAGCATCTGAATAATCTAAAACTTCTGCAAGACTTGTAGGAAGTTTCTTCTCTGACAATGTGTTTTTAGCTTCTGCCATCAATTCTTTCTTTGTGACTGCTGCTTCTCTCTCAGAAATCTCTTTTTCCTTTTTCTGCTGCAAATACTGTTCTTTTTGTTCTTTTGTCATACGCGCAAGCTTTTCTGCCTCCGAAAGCTTATCATCAGTCAAACTTTCCCATTTCTTTTGAGCCTCTGAAACCGCTGTTTCTACTGCTTTTTTCATTCTTTTTTCAAATTCTTCTTTATTTCCGTCTTTTTCAATGAAATCATCAAACGACTGACTGTCCGTATTTTCCTCCATTCCGCCTGTCTCTCCTCCATCGCTTTCTACATCGTCCGAAAAAAATTGTAGCACTAACGGAAATCGTCTCTTTTCATTTTGCATAATTTAAACTCCTTTCTACTGTTTTTACTATTTAACGGATAGCTCCGAGATATTTCGATCACCTCCCAACCTAATTTATTTCATAAAAAGCGAAGAACACCTACCATTTTCTGATAGATGTTCTTCGCTTTTACATTCCTAATATTTCAAATTCCTGCCAAATATCCTTTAATAATTTTTGATTTACCTTATGGTTATCCACCATATCTTCTGCATTATCATAATATGTCCCTTCTCCATCCGGGCATTCTGCAATGAATGGTGTTCCATCTGTTGATATATTATACCGAATTCCATATAGCCTGAATTCTATATCAAGCCCCATATCAATTGCATCCGTTAATTCTTTTAAACTCTCAAGCCTGTCACCCAACCTTATCACCCTTTCTGTAAAATATCAGCATTTGCTATTTTATCACCCAATCTCAAAGACATATCATGCACCTCATCTCTCTTTACGCTAGAATCGTTCAATTCTTTCCATCCATGTCTATGTGGCACAACTGGATGTTTTACCGCATTCCCATGATCCGTTAAGTCGATATCTAGTCTTGGCTTTCCTGTCTTTCCGTAATATCTTCTTTGAATGATTTTTCCATTTTCATATTTATCAAATACGCTGTTCGGCGCATTTTCAAATGGTACTTTATGAACTTCCCCAGAACTAATGTTTCCTTGACATTTTTTCTGCCAATTCACATCTTTGTATGCTTCTTTTATCTCCTGCCAAGTTTCATTTTTATTATACTTCATATCTTGAAACTTAGCAAAAGATTCTAAATCTTTTTGATTCCCCAAAACTTCTTTATAAGATTTATATTGTTTTTTATCCGCCGACTCACCCTTTACCTTTTTCTCTATAGTCTTTGCAACCATTTTGTCGCTCACATATTTGTTATACCACTCATTCCACGTCATATTCGCTGGTATAAAAATGTTTTCTCCTGTCTCCGGATCTCTCGCACGTGCCTTCATGGTTTTTAATATTTCTTCTGATATGTAAGCAATTGTAGTAGATCTGCAAAACGGGTGCATAGGTGGATAATTTCTTCCCACTAAAGCATCTTCTACCTTTATCCGCATCTTGTCCATATTTCTACATATCACAGAAGTTCTAAGATCTAGCGTTGCAACAAATATGTATTCCTGTATTCCACATTCCTTGTATGACTCCAGCTCAAGTTGCCCAACGATATAGGCGCTTTCGGTTCTTACCAACCTTCTTGCTTGATAGTTTCCTACTAAGAATCTATTTTCTATTTCTTTTACAACATCTCTTAGTGGTTTTCCGGTCATTAATGAAACGGTTAACTGTTCTTTTATATCCTTGGCAAGCGCATCTGTATTATTCCAAATGCGACTCGAATAGTTCTCTCCTGACCACTTTTCGTTTAATGCTTTCTCTATCTGATTCCCATTGACGCCTGCAAACTGAAATTCCATCCCCATATTTTTCTGAATATCGAATATCGACTTATAATACGCTTCTATCCCTACATTCGTATAAAAATCCGTTGCAATTAGCTTTTCCTGTTCGTACACCGATTTCATCATTAAATCAATTTCATCCTGTAATTGTTTTAATCTACTAATACGGAACTGATATGCAGGTGCTTCTAGCCTTGCAAGAAGATTTTTTTTCTTTTTATCGTCTTTTTCTGTTTCAAGTAATCTTTTTAATTCTTCTATATCTTCTTTATCTTTCATTCTCGATAAAAGGACTATCGCTTCCTTCTCTGTTAATTCATGCTTATCTGCATACTTCTCAAAGATGTCTTCTGCCTTGTATGTTAAATACCGGCTAGCCTTTACATAAATATCAGCAATCTGTTCTGCAGTTTTTTCAGCTTCTTCCATGTATTCGAATATTCTTTGATTCTTTCTCTTTTCCCAATATGAAAGTTCTTTTTTATTCATCCTCATCAACTTCTTCCATCTCGTCTGGAGGCATATTCTCGTTTACCGTAAATACTTTTCTTTGTAGTTCTGCATTTTCTTCTTTCTCTTGCTTTAAACTTTCAATCTCATTGTCCGGATCTTCCACGAACGGCAATAATCTAATAAGTGTTTTAGAGCTTACTTTTCCATCCAGGTTTGCAATCATCTGTGCTATTTCAACCAGATTCTTTGGCAGCGCTCTGCTGAATGTAGGAATAATAGAGTCTGCTTCTAAGGCAACTGCTTTTAAGTTCAAAAAATTGCAAAATAAACGTATCCGTTTTCTCAGCCCTTTTCTGTAATATCGCTCTTTAATCTTAGTTACCATCTCTAATCCAAGCAGCTTATATTCCATTGCGACACCCGATGTATTACCACTGAAATTCTCATCGGTCAGATTCGGAATGTGGCTAAATGTATAAATATCTTCCTTGATAGCTTTTCTCAGAGTTTCTGCTCCAGTCTCATCCAACTGTCTTGTAAGATATTCCGCTCTAGAATCTTCATCCATTTCCAATAATTTATCACTCTTTAGTTTCTTGTGTGCTTCTTTGGTTTCTTCCTCTGTATCGCCCAATATCGAGCCATAAACAACAAGTATCGCATCAATAAACTGCTCCTTATCATTGACGCGATCTGCCATGAGCATATTATATGCATCAATTAGTCCGATTTGCTGCTCAAAATCACCAATATTGAACTTGTTATTTTTATATTCTGTAATCGGACATTCTCCTAAATTATGAGAATCTGGTACCTCATCCATACTTAGCTCTTGCGATTCGCTATAGTCTGTGGATAGATTGAAATTATAAGTCAAATTCTCTGTGCATACGGTTGCAATATATTTTTCCTCACTCGTTGCAGAGTTCTTTTTAATGTAATAGTACACACCAAACAGTTCCTTTTGCTCAATCGAATCATCATAGACAAGAAAAGTATTCTCTGACTCTAGATTTCTTGTCATTAATTCTGTCTTTCCTTCTGCCGCATATGTATAATCATAAGCCACACCATAAATAGACTGCATCAAAGCATTGTCGTTATCCGTATCATCTACCTCTGCCACATCAAACGCTTGTATCAATGTGTCTATGCTATTTTTCCCTGTATTCTCATAAGTTATCGGATTCCCCATGAAATATCCTGATGCCGTATCTGTAATATCTTTCGCATGATTGCATACAGTCTTTGCGTTCGGAGCATCTTTTTCTCTTTTCTTACTCAATATTGCATGCTTTCCATCGTAATACTCTTTATTCTTCTTTAACTGCGGAAGTACATATTTTCGATGTTTGTTGATTAGCTGTACAATCAATCTTTTATCAAGATTAGTTTCATCGTATTTGTCCTGCGGATAAGTTAAATTACAAAGCATAGTTTCTCCTTTCTACTGAAATCCCAGTTTTTGTTTATTTTTAACTCTTACTTTTTTATTATTTAAAATCGTATAACAAAAATATCTCACAGCATCCATCGCGTGATCCATTGTTTTTATAGGCTTATCTTCTCCTCGTTCTGCTGCTTTCTTATCCCATGCATAAGATGCAAATTCTTTTCGCGTATTAACACATGATTCAGAGAAAATTATCGCTTCTTGGTTCAAAAGCATCCCAACTACACGAATACCATCTTCCACATCATTTTTCGCTTTAATAACCGTGAATCCAGCTTTTCTAAGTGCTGCTATAAAAGATGCAGCTGATGGATCCACTATCACCGCTTTTATCTCTGTGCCATCAAGAAATTTTTTAAAATCTTCAACGTATTGATCATCTGTCTTCTGTTCTTCTTTTTCTCTTCCAGAATAATAATACTCTCGAATGCAGTACCACTTTCCGTCAATTCCTTTGTTCCATAAAAGAAAAACTGTTGCATTCTGCGTACCATAGTCGACACTTACATATCTTCCGGAATTAACTAAATTTCTGAAAAAGCTTAATATGTTGCGAACATGCTTTTCTCCCGAAAACATATCGTAAATAATTCCTTCAGCAACCGCCCACAGTCCACATATATAGCGTTGATAAAACACTCCTGTATACATGGAACGGTATCGTTCTTTTACTTTTTCAGAGAGGCTCAGGTTATCATCCATTGTAAAATGTATATACAGCAAATTTTTCAAGACAACATTCTGTTTTTTCAGTTCCCCTGCTTTCTTTTTCCCTAAAAATCCAACACTCTTGTCAATCCAATTTACTTTAAACCAATGGTATGGTCCATCCGGATTACAGTTAAACCAAAACTTAGATCCATCTACCGAGCACCTTCCTGTAGCTTGATTGACAAAACTTTCAGGCATAAGTGCAACTTCATCAAAGAAACAACCTGCTAGAGTGATACCTTGTATCAAATCTTGTGACCGTTCATCTTTTCCACCAAATATATAAAAATAGTTTTCTATACCATTTCGAGATACTACAATTAAGTTATCCGATCTATGATCCGTTACTGCATATCCCCTGCTTTTAAGCATCAACTTTAGCCAGAATAACACGTTTCGTCTAAAAGAGCCTATTGTCTTTCCGCACATGCCAAAATTCTGCCCTGAAAACGTTGCCATAGCCCACATCACATAGGACAATGACATGCTTACCGTTTTCCCCGATCTGATCGCTCCATCCGCTATGATTCCATCCCATTCACATACTGGTGATGTGGAAATCCACCATGTTAGTACTTGTTTTTGCTTTTTAGAAAATGGTTCAAACTTAAATATTTGTTTCGTTGACGCTTTCCTTCTATTTTTCATTTCGGATATTGTCCGTTTTAATGATTGTATCTTATCCATCTTCATCACTCCAAACATCTTCCACAGCTTTATTCATCGCCTCTATAAATCCATCATCTTCCTTAACATCAGTCTGTCCATTTTGTTTCAATAACTCTAACTCAAATTTCATTGTTTCCAGTTCCAAATGTGCATCGTCATATCCAAATTTGTGTAAAGAATCAATTGCTTTTTGTTTTCGCGCTTGGACTCTCGTGATGGCATCTTCTATTATTTGTATCTGTGATAAAATCCCTTCGTATTCTTTCAGATTAGTCCATTCCCCTCTTTCATGTCCAGCTGCATACCTCGTCACCATCATTCCTGCTGGTATCTTCGCATCTCCACCCATATATTTCTCACATTCCGCTTCTTTCAATGATTGAATCCGTTTCAACATTCTATGCTCTCTGACTGTCAAGAGCTGTATTTCCTGTAGTAAAAGCTTTTCTTTATCGTGTGGAATTGTTTCTAATAGTTCTTTTTCTTCTTGATTTAATGTATCAAAAAAGAGAGTTTCAAACTCTCCTGTTTTTAACGCATTTTTGTTGTGTCTCGGGGCTGCTCCTCCTTTGTTCCCTACTGCATTTTTATTTCCTAGTTGACCACCTTTTTGATTAGTAACGTTACTATTAGCATTTGGTAACGTTACTTTATCCCATCTATCTTGATTTTTCCACTTTCTGACTTGTTCTTCCGACACGTTTAATTCTTCCGCAATGTCTTTAAGAAGGCGTGTTCTTCCACTTTCAATCCATAGGTCTTTCGCCTTATCTCTATTCGGACTTCTCGGTCTCGCCAAGCCTCACCACCTCTCATTCGTGTTTGTTTTTTAATTTTCTATCTCTGGATACAACAGGAATCGAACCTGTGACATATTCACTACGAGTGAAGTGCTCTACCACTGAGCTATGTATCCATATTTGGGTATTAGAAAAGACGCCCTATTTAGACGCCTCTTCTTTCATAGCATATACTTCCGTAAAGAAATCAATAAATTTCAAACCAAAAGAAGTAATTTTATACGAATCACTTCTATTTATCGTATTCATCTTTTTTAACTTTACATTCTTTTTCTTTTGAGAAATCCCCTCTAAATATTTAATAATGTTTTCGATATTTTCACCCATTTTTTCTTCGTTTTTACTTGAAATTAATCCAAGCTTAACCAATTTTTCCTTTATCATATTAATTTGAGAATTTTCCACATTAAAGTCTCTCATTATTGTAAAGATATTATCTTGATCTTCATTTTCATAATATCGTGGCTTGTAAATTCTTAATATCCTAATATCTAACAAGCTCAACTGCTCTAATGTATCATAGTAAAGTAAAACAATATCATCTTGCGCATTTACACCTGAAGCAATATTTACTAAACCGTTCACAATTAATTGAATCTTTTCTTCTTGCTTTTCATTCTGAACGTAGTCCGATACTAATGGAAATAACTTATTTTTAAAATTATTACATTGTTCCTCTTCCAATTTATTAAGCCTTTCATTAAAAAACTCTTGTTTTTCATATATAGTTCGTATATATTTTTCCCAATTTCGTTCCCATCTTTTTTGCTGATACGCGATCATCACCGAGCCAACTCTAGGAGAAACAGCACCTACAGCACTGTTTAAAAATTCAAGCGTTGTACCTTTCAACATCTCCCCTGCAAGTACCGGAACCGCATCTTCAGCAAGTATTTCCTTAATAGTTCCTTTCATTGCACCAATAGTATCTTGTACTTTGTCGTTCATTTTTACCTCCACATACTTACATAAAACTATAATAATGATACAAAATTTAGTAATATATTTCAATACGAAAAAAGACGCCTCGCAATCTGCAAGATATCTTTCTTGATATATAAGTGTGTTTTGGGAAGAAATGATTCTCCGAGCCGATTGCTGTTCGCCTATTGGCTCTATTGTTATTATACATGTGCTTTCTGTGCTTTTTGTGCGTTTTTCAAATATTCATCTATTCTTCTGCTTATTCTACTTCTGTCTAAGTGTACTTTTTTGGCCACTTCACTCTGCTTCACGGGTTTTTCCCCTTTTATGAAGTAATGGTTGAATATTCTCCTCGTCAAACTATTTTGAATCTTCCCTACAAAATCCTCAATCTCCCCATTTTCCTTTTCCAAATATGTCTTTCTTTTCAAGTCTCGGTTCTGCAGTCTCTCATACTTCTTCTGATCAAACCCTACGACTGATTGTGGCATTGGATAACCTTTACTGTAATCAAATACAACATCATTCCCTATCATACTGTCGCTCTTCCATCGGTTATTCAGCATCCAGTCCAATTCAGCGATTTCTTGTCGATTGCTCCTGTACGATGCTAACCGTTCTTTTGTCATTTCCACCGGCAATCACTCCCTTCATGTCGACTCCCCATTTTATTAAGCACTGTTTCACTCCGTATTCCTTGCGTACGTCTCGCTTAAATGCAGCTCTTGCATTATCAGGAGGCTTGTTTGTTTCCATCTCATCGTAATGGCTGTTTCGTTCAATTTTTCGTTCGTCATTAGTGTGTTTTCTCTTCATATTTGATCTCCTCGTAAATTATCCTTGCTCCTTTTACAATTATGTAGCCTGCTGCCACAAATCCACTTATGACAGTAAGAGCACTCGCTACAAAATCTAATGTTTGTAAAAAGTACAAATTATCACCTTCTTTATTTTTTATATTTTTTGTTATAAATAACATACTCAAATTGAATTCATAAAACATATATGATATACTGACCAAAAGAAAGCACCCTGTAGATCCTGTATTCTCATTTCGTTTACCTGCATAAATATAAAATCAGACCTTCCGTAATATAAATACTATCAGTCTTTCCAGGAGGATTCCATGATCACACACATCAGCCACACTCTTGCCCAGCAGATCGTCAACACGATCAAGGACGTCTGCAGTTACGATATCAATTTTATCAACCCGTCCGGCACCATTATCGCCAGTACAAACTCTGCCAGGATCGGAACCTATCATGAGATCGGACGGAAAGCTGCTGTAACCGGTACTACCATCGAGGTGGCTGAATCTGACAATTTTACAGGAACACGCCAGGGTATCAACATGCCTCTTTACCATGAAGACTGTCTTCTGGCTGTGATTGGCATCACCGGTTCCCCGGAAAAGGTACGCAAGTATGCCTTTCTGGCACAACGTATCACCAGCCTTCTGATCCGTGAGCAGGAGCTTGGCCAGTACAGCCGGCACCAAGCGGACAAAAAGCAGTTTGTCATCAGCTCTCTTCTCCATGGGGAGACCCAGAATCCGGAATATCTTCTGAAATGCCTGAGAGAATTTCAGATCGATCCGGACACGCCCAAACGGCTGATATTGATCCATACGTATCCGGCTGCTTCCGGCAGAAATCCTTCCGTAAAGATTGCCCGCAGGATTCCGGAATCCTCAGAAAGTTCTGCTTCCCTGACAGATCCCGAAAATACGACTCTTTCTCCGGAATCCTCTCCACAGCCAGAAACTCCTGACTCAGACTCTGGCATCGGATCTGTTCTT